CTTAGATTGTCTGTTGTGTGTAGTAAGTGCTGACCGAGAGATCCGCCACTAGTAGATTGGTCGCGCCGACCTGTTGGATTGTCGGACGTTGAACGTCTCCGACTTCGTAACCTGCTGGCATCGCTGCCATGATGCTAATAACAAGCTGCTCAAGATTGTCGAGTGCTCCGGCGGTGTTGTTATACGCAACGGCCGCAGTGACCACGAAATTGATTTTCACGCGTACCTGCGATTTGCCGATTGTTGTCGTCTCTAAATAAGGCGAATCTGGAACGATCACGCAAGCTGGAGGAATGACTGCTTCGGGAGGCGAGCTATAAACAGAAGCAACCACGCCAGCAAGAGCAGTCGCAAGAGTGCCTCTGACGTTGGTTGCAATAGTTGTCGGCGTAGGCATCACATAGCCATCGTTGAGACGTCGATGTAATTACCTAATAAACCAATGACGCGATTCTGTAGTGATCGACCCATTCTGTAAGGCGATGGCTGGAAATCTACGCCTTCAATTTGGCCTCCTGGAGCGACCACGCTCTGGAATATTTCAACGCTGACGATGGTGACCGCCTGTTCGACTGCGTCGGTATTCGCGTAAAGCGTGGCCGCGTCTGCCCCAGATAGGTAAGCAACGCCGCCTGGTATTACTGGGCGAAAGGTAATGTCTGAATTAGTAATGGCAGAAGTAAAATAGAAATATGGAGCCGGATATGCAAAAGGTAAGTAAGGAAAAGGATCATAATAATTTGATGTGACGGTTTGTGTGCCATTAAATGTAGAGGGAACGCAACCTGTGACCACAACACTTTGGCCAGCGACAAATGTGTTTGGCTTTTGAGTTATGTAGTAGGCGACGTTATTTTGAAGATAAACGGCGGCGACTGAGTTTTGATTGGCAGTCAAAAGCGGCAGAATTACCTGTTCGGCGGAATCAATGATTCCTTCAAGATATGCATCAGAATAAAGAGAAACAGAGACGCCAAGAACCTGTCTAAGACTGGCGACTGTAATGATTGCTGGCATCTCTGTTTCCTTTCGTGAGCTGCTGGGCTAGATACGGGAGCGCACCTAGCCCATGATTAATTAGGTTAGGTTGAAGCGACGTAGGCCACCGGCAAAGACGGCCTGAGCTGCAATATAACCATAAAGCGAAATCTCGATCTCACCTGTTGTTGGCACGTTAGTGGCCAACGTCAGAGCAGGAGATTCGAAAATTTCGATTGAACGTGGCTCAATGATGAATGCTGATTCATCGATTGATGTTGAAACCATATTTGGATCTACATAGTAATCAAGACCGAGAACGTTTCCGCGGATACTTGTTGGCATCGCAGATCCTGCATTGTTCATAGGATTTCCAGCATTGTAGATTGGGCGTCCTGTTGTATCAGTTGCGCCGAGTAAAGTGCTCCAAATGGAAGTACCTGAAACAAATGACTTTGCAGTGCGCTTTGTTGCAGTGTATGCAGCTGGTGCTTCTGTTGATACGAATGAAATCAATCCGGCTGAATCTGCAGCAGTTGCAGTAGCTTGAGTTCCGCCAGCAGTGATCTGAGCAATTACATAAGCGTCGGTTGCCTGAGCGTACGCATCGCGAAGATTTGTAAGCATGATTTCATAGAATGATGGATCTGATCTGTCAAGAAGCTCGACGCTGTAGCGCTGAAATCCCATTTTTTTGATTACAGTAGCGTTCACATAGCTTGAAGTAATCGCAGTAGTTCCTGTTGGATCTCCGCCTTCTGCCACTGTTGCAGCAGTTGAATTTGCAGTGATCTTTGGAATTGAGACTGTCATTCCGTAGGTTGAAAGTGGACGAGTTCCGCCGCACGCATCAATTACTGGACGATCTGCGTTTGTGTTTTGTGCAACGTCGCGAACATAAGAAACCGGCGAGAACGCTGGATTCGTTGAGAATGAATCATCGGCAGCTTTTACATACTGACGAGAATCTTCGTTGCCAAGAGTTGCCTTGATTGAATGCTCAAGGTATGAGCCACCAGTTGTAATTGGTGAACGTGGTGACGTGAAATAGAGCGGACGAGCTGCCTCGGCCTGTACGACTTTGGAAGCCTCAACCGTTTCGGCTGGTGCTTCTGTGACGGTTGGAGTTGTTTCCACTTCGTTTTCTCCTTCGGTAGTTTGTTCTTCTGTTTCCACATCGGATTCAGAAATTTCTGGCTCACTAGCTGCGACGGCGACTTTTGCGCTCGCTATAGCTGGATCTGTTACTAGTGAGACTTCTTTGAGCGCACTTGCGCTAATAACCAAAACGCCATCGACATTCTTATACTTTTCAGCTAGAACGCCTACGCTAAATCCGTCGCGTAATCCAGAACTGGCCTCGACCAGACTGTCGTTGCCGGCGGTTGTATTTCCGATAGCAAAAGTTGCATCGATGCCTTCGTCGGTCACTTTGTACGATTTTAAAAATCCGATTGGAGATTCACGGCGATGCTCAAGTAGTAATTTCGTAGTATCACTAAAACTAATTGAGCCAGGCTTAAACATTGTTGAGCCGGCTGATGTCGAGCCTTCTTCATTCCATGTGACGATGCGTCCAGAGATTTCGCGCTTTGGAAAGTCCGTCGCCGTGACTTTGATTGAAAAGTCTAGATTCATTGGAGTTGGCTTTGCTTCTTTCATCGGATCATTTCCTCTTCTAGTCGGATTTCATCGGAAGTAAGAGCTCCGATGTCGTAGAGAATCTTGTAGACGTCTGCGCGCTCTTTTGCTGATCCGCGCAAGTAATCATCCAGATCGAACTTGACTTCCTGTGAAGCTGGCACAAAATCATTTGCCATTCCTGTCATTGACAGACGTTCTTCTATCGCGGTCATAATTGGACGAAGTGAGAAGTCCAGCAAAGATTGACGCGCCAAAGTAGCGTTTGAATAAGTCATGCTAGATCCTGATTCTGCGTCTACGTAATAAGCGGGAATGCCTGTAGCTCTGGCTAGTTCCGTTGCAACGTAAGATCTGGCTTGATTTAGTTGCAACTTCTCCGGGTCAAATCCTAAAGTTTGTAATTCAACATCGGCGTTCAAGAATGCAGTAGAACGATTGCGTCGAGCCTGTCCCCAAGATTCCAGAAGTTTAGCGATGCGATCTGCTGGAAGTGCAGTGCCGTTAGATTTTAAAACCATAGTCGGAACTGGCTCACGTGCGTACATAACCGCAGCGCGTTCTAATTCTGCGCCAGCTTTAATCGTGCGACCTGCGCGATTTAAGATTCCTTCGTCGTTGCCGTAAAACACTGCCAAGCTGCCGACGCCTTCATATGGCACTGGCAGCGAATCTACGCAGTAATAATCGATCTCTGTTCCTGCTGCATTAGTTTTAATTGTGACGCGTGTCGGATCAATGCGTTCTGCACTGCGAATGCGATATGTGTCTGCATAAATCTCAAGAATCTTTAAATAACCGTAGCCGTAAAGCATTAAATCTTCTGCAAGCCAGGAATAGGTTGCAGAACCTGGAACACGTGGATCTGGCTGATTAATAACCTTTGGTGGTGACTCAACGCGAGCGCCGTCTGCCTTTGTGCGTACTTTTAGCGGAATTGATGAAACTGATGAACTGATTATGTTGCGCGCTCTGGCGCACGTTGGCACTGACATAAATTCAACGCGTGAGGCAGTAACGCCAGCAACGCCGTAAATATTATAAAGAGAGCTAGTGACATTTACTGGAGCTAGAGAAGCTTCAATGTCAGAAATCGCAGCCGGAGCCGCAGTCGTAACTGTGCGAGAGAATAGACCCATGCGTGAAGTCTAAACGTCTCCTATACATCTAGCCGACCAGAATGTCTATCTCCATCTCTGGGCGTGTCGCGAAATGTGTGGCAAGTGCCGAAGCCACGGCCGCGCACACTGCAACGCTAGAGGCGCGCCGACCAATGATCCAACCACCATCACCCATTGGCAATCTCACGGCTGATAATATCTGCTTGGATAATTCTGCCTGTTTTCCGTGGATCAATCTTTTTGAGGTAATTGCACCCAGCAATTCATCGCAGCTCTGGCCATAAAGTGCGCCATCAATGTCAATGACGGGAATGCCGGCCGGTTGTAATCGCGCAGCTACGGCAGAGCTTGTTCTCTTGCTAAAAGCCACATATTCCAGCGGATACTTTCTGGCATAAGGCGCAATGTCGTTCGCGATAGCTTTATCGTCCAACGAAATCGGATTGTGCCAAGTGTGCAGAAGCTTGATGTTGAAAGTATCGTCCGGATTCTTTTGAGCAGCTACTAAAGCTCCATCGCGACGATCTGGCGATAGATCAAGGCCGAACCACGTCATTTTCTCGACATCTAGTTCAATCTCATCAGATCCACACTCTTCCCACTCTTTTACTGGAATGGCTCCGGAGATCGTATTGACCCATCGGCACAATACCTCCGTCTGAACTACATCTGGCGGATCGTTAAGAACGGCTCGAATATTGTCCTCGTGGATTGTGTGACCAAGTGCCGGATTACTTGCGACCCAATTTTTCTCATCTTCAACCTTGTCGGAGAATGCTGACCATTCAAAATAGGCGATGTCGTCGTTACCGCCAGCAGCCGAAGCCATGCCGCGCTCGCGTAGCTGATTCAAGATTAAGGAATGCTGATCGCCAGCGTTGGAAAATGTCCAAAGCTGCGGATTCTTTGCCGCCATCATTGTGTATCTCATCGCTGACCAGGCTTCGGTATCTTTAAGCTGACGCGTCTCGTCCATGTAGACCGTCTCTGGCTTTGCAAATCCACGAGCTGCCGCGTTCGCCGCCTTGACTACGTATCGCGCTCCAGAATTTAACTCTATTTCTTCCGATCCATGAGCCCAGCGAATCTTCTTGACTTGCTTTGCCAGTGCCGGATTGTTCTCGATGATGCTGACCACGTGCCGAAAAGTCTCTAGCGATGTCGTAAGAACGTGAGCTGATCCAAGCTGCAGCGATTCTTGCCATAGGAAAAGCCGAGCCAGAATTGACATCTCCATAATCGTAGACTTGCCATTCTGACGAGCTGCAACAACCACGACCAGAGGCGCGTGCCATCTGCCGTCCGGCTTTACTTTTAGCGCGTGCTCGAACACAAATTTCTGCCACGGCATTAACTCCACGCCTAAAGAAGCTGCAAAGTCAATGATCTCTAAGCCTTTAGACGGTAAATC